GTGCGAGAGGTGAGCGTGAATCGGAACGCATTGTTCGACAAATTGCTGTCGGCGATTCGACCGGAAGAGTTCTCGGCACCGAAGATCATGATCCGCAGGCTCAACGACTGGGAACTTCTCAAGGCGCACTTTCTGGCGATGCGCCGGGCCAAGGCCCAGCTCAGAAACGGGGAATTCACGAGCGTGTGGCAGAAGCCTGCGGATGGACAGGACCACTACATGCATGCCATGGGCTACCTGTGGGTCGCCGCCCAGATGCGCGGCATCGCCGCTGGTTACACCAACCTCGGCATCGGCGTCTCCAAGTTCAAGGTCATCGACCCCACGGCGCCGAAGCGCAGGTAGGGGATTTACTTTTGCGTGGCACCGCCCCCAGTATGGCGCGATGCTACGCAAGATACTACCCGCCATCGCCAACTTCTTCACGCTGGACAAGCGTGCGGGAAGTACCTTGCCGGTCATCGCGCCGCCCAAGGTTCCCAACAAACCTTTGGCGCAGCCGAGCTTTTCCAAGCGCACCAAAACCACCAACGGCGACCAGCGCCTAGTGGCGGCGGATCGTCAGACGGCCAACCTTGACCTGCTGACGCTGCGCAACGGCACGACGACCAAATCGACGATTCGTGACCTGTCCAAGGTCAGCCCGGACCTCAGCGCCAGCGTGTGGGCGTACCAGCGCCTGGTGGTGACCAAGGGGTTTACCGGTGTGGCGCGCAACCAGGACGGCACGGCCAACCCAGAGGCGACGGCGGCGCTGCAGCAGGTGCTGGCGCGCATGAACTACCTGACGGATTACGCCCAGGGCTTCAACAACATTTCCGGCATCCACGCGGTGGCGGAGAGCTTGACACTGGAGCTGCGCCAGTACGGGGCATGCTCGCTGGAGCTGGTGCTGGACAAGGCCCGACTTCCGTCGCGCCTGCAGCCGATCAGCACCACGCAGATCACGTTCTACGAGGCCAAGGACGGCACGACCTACCCGCAGCAGATCATCAACGGCAACTACATCGACCTGGATCAACCGACGTTCTTTTACTCGTCCATGGATCAGGACCTGCTGTCGGCCTACAGCGACTCACCTATGGAGGCGGCACTTGCAGCCACCTTGGCGGACGCGGAATTCACCCAGGACGTGCGCCGGGTCATCAAACGTGCGCTGCACCCACGCCTTGACGCTCAGATCGACTCGGACGCATTCCGCAAGAGTATCCCGTTGGAGCTCCAGGGCGACACGGACGGGCTGCGCGCGTACCAGAACAACTTTGTCAGCGCCGTGGAAGACGTTGTCAACGGACTGGAGGCGGACGACGCCTTGGTCCACCTGGACAGCGTCAAATTCGACTACCTGAACAACGGCAATGTGTCCCTGGACAAGGAGTACACCGTTCTGCAGGGGATGATCAACAGCAAGCTGGCCACCGGCACCAAGGCACCTCCCAGTGTGCTTGGCCACGGGTCAGGCAGCGCCAACATTGCCAGCGCAGAAATCCAACTTTTCCTGAAGTATGCCGAGGGCATCCAAGGCAACCTCAACTCCATCCTGTCCCGCGCGCTGACTCTGGCAGTTAGGTTGCTTGGCTACGACGTCTACGTCCAGTTCGAGTTCGAGGCGATCGACTTGCGCCCGCGCTCGGAGCTGGAGGCTTACAGGGCAATGGAGCAGAGCAGGGTGCTCGACCTGCTGGCGCTGGGACTGATCTCGGACGAGGAGGCGAGCCTGCAGCTCACCGGCAAGTTGCCGCCGGCCGGCTTCAAGAGCCTGAGCGGAACCTTCTTCAAGACCGGGTTCACTGACCCCAATGCAGTCGATACCGCGACAGCGCAGAACGCGACCGGCGCGCTGCAGCAGGGCCTGACACCGGACACCCCGAAAGCGCCGAAGGGTCCTGTGAAAAATTCCCCGCTTGAGAGGGTCAAGTGATGTCTGGGTCCTTCCAATACTTGTTGTTAAGTATCCCCCAGATAACAGGTGCTGAGACGCCAAACTGCTTACCAATCTTTGCAGCCGAGGCTGTTCCCTTTAGCGACCGAATGCTCAGTACGTCAGATGGGGTTAGTTTCCTCCTGCGCCCTGGCTGCTCCCAAGGAGAACCAGCTACAGTTCTCTTACCTCTGGTTGACCCAAAAGTCCAGGACCTCCCCAAAATTACGGAGCTTACTGTTGAGACTGTAACGCCAGTGGCCTCTGCAATCTCTGCCCGAGACTTCACACCTTCAGCTAGGTGTTGCTTTACTGACCTTATCTGGTCCTCCGTGTACTTTGACTGCTTAGGCGCATTCTCAGCCCACAGACGGCCAGCCCGCGCAGAGTGCGCCACATTTTCAGCGGGGCTAACCCACTCCAGGTTTCCGACAGAGTTGTTTGTTCTGTCGAAGTCCTTGTGGTTTACGCTGCACTTACCCTCTGGCGGTGGGCCAATGAACGCGAAGGCCACTAACTGGTGGATGAACTTTGCGGATTCCTTTCTGTACCCGTTTTCGTCATGGTGGGTGTACAGAATCATTCGTAAGTACCCCCTGGGGTCCTTCACAGGCTTACGCTCATGGGCCTTTAGTACTCCACCACTACGGCCTCTGCGTGTCCAGGTCTCTAAAGCCCTGACGCGACCCAAGTCGCTTACCTCGTATAGGCCCTCGAAGCCGACCACAGGCTTCCAATTTTCGACTTCCATTTTTACCTCTTTCCGTGGATTTGCTCCATCTTCTAGGTTTCTGATTTGCAGACTTATTTCTGTTCTGCAAGGAACTGCTCGATTGCCCTCCGTATCAGCTCTGCTAGAGCTACGTCGCGTCGGTCGGCCAATGTTTGGAGCTTTTCCAACATTGGGTCTGGGATGTAGAAGTTAATTCGTTTCATACGCTCATTATACATAGGAAATACTCACATGCCAAACGGAACATTTTGGGCTGGAACAGAGCAAGCGCTTGAAAAACTGCTTGCCTCGGAGAAGCTGGACGTATCCGCCATGCGCCCACAAGAGCAGGCAGACGGGGTACCTCGCCTATTTGCCCAGTCAGGCAACGTCGGTGTGATCACGATCGCAGGGTCCCTGGTCAACAGCGACTCGTGGATGAATGCTTTCATGGGGCGCACCTCCTATGGCGAGATTCGGGACGCATTGGTTCACGCCGCATCGGACCCCAACGTCGGAGCCATCCTGTTGGACATCAACTCCGGGGGCGGTGCAGTCTCAGGTGTCAGCGACACAGCGGACCTGATCAAGAAGATCGACAAAGAGATCAAGCCCGTCCACACCTTTTCGGACTCGCAAATGGCATCAGCGGCTTACTGGCTTGGCTCCAGCGCGCGCTCAGTGGACGTTGGAAAAGTTGCAGAGGCGGGCAGCATCGGAATAATTACCGTTCACCGAGAAATGTCCAAGGCTATGGAAATGGACGGAATCAAGGCCACCGTCATCAAGGCGGGCGAGCACAAAGGAAATGGCAACCCATACACACCGCTGACAGAAGCGGCAAGGGAGGAGATTCAGGGACAACTTGATCACCTCTACGGAATTTTCATGGGTTCAGTTGCCGAGAACCGTGGCCTGAGCTACCCCGTCGCAGACAGCAAGATGGGGCAGGGCAGGGTGTTCATCGGCACGCAGGCAGTGGATGCGGGACTTGCTGACTCGGTCACTACCTTTGATGCAGTTTTATCCCGCGTGACAGGGGAGATTGACGCGCGCAAAAAAGTTCCCCAGTATGGCGCCAATATTTCTAAGGAATACTCAATGCGAGCAACACTTACACCTCAAACTATCGCCGCAATGGCGGAGTCAGGTACTCCAATCCCTGTGGACGCCGCAGTTTTACCTACGGTTGAGGCATCCACAGAGACCTTGCCTGAACCCGTGGTTGCAGCCGCAGAGCCCGCCAAGGTCGCCGACGCACCAGCGCCTGCGCCCGAGCTCGTGGCTTTCCTCAAGACCAGTCTGGCAGAAGCCCAGGCCGCCAACGTGGACCTCACCGTCCAGTTGCGTGACGCCAAAGCATCGGCCGAGGCCATGACCACTACACACACTGCACTGCGCTCGATCGCCGCCGCCTCCGTGGACCGGCTCAAGATCGCTCTGGGCGGTACAGCCGGCGGCGCTGATGCGCTGTCCGACACATCACTGCTCGCTGAGCACGCAACACTGCGCGCCCAGTTCGAGTCCAAGTTCAAGGCTGGCGGCGTGGCGGCGGTTTCGTCCACTGCGCAACCAGACGCGAAAAGCGAGGTGGCCGATCCCGTCCGCCAAGCACGGTTAGCTTCCACCCGCTTTGCCAAATAAGGAGAACTACAAATGGCGAAATTTCAGATGAAGGTCACTCTTGACCAAAACGCAGACTACACCACCGCTCGCGTAGCGGACGGTGCAGCCGCAGATTTGCTGGGCGACAACGACCTGAACAAGTTTGTGAAATTGATCGGCGACAGCCAGTATGGTCTGTGCGCCCAAGGCAACGAGATTGAGGGCTTCCTGGCCTCCGGTCCCGACAACGCCACTCAGGACGGTTACGCGATTGCCACTGTGCAGCGTTCCGGCCGCGCGAAGGTAACCCTGGACGGTCTTCAGGCCACCCCGGGTGTAGGTGCTGTCGCTGTGGGCGATTATGTGGTTGCGGGTACCGTGACTGCACGCGGCACGGTTCTGCCCGGCTACCCCAAAGTCTGTAAGGCCACCGCTGCCGCGACCGGCATTGTGTACAAATGGCGCGTTGTGTCCCTCGACGGAACTACCGCTGTGGGCCAGACGGCCACCATCGAGTCCCTTAAGTAATCCACAACGCCAAAAGAAGGAGAAAATCCCATGGCTGATTCTTTGATTTACATCGACGCAAAGGGCGACAAGTTGCCCGTCGATATGACCGTCGCTATGTACAAGGACGCCGCTGACCGCAATCAGTCGCTGCCCCAGTACCTGGCCACCCAGTACCCCACCAACGCCGAGAAAAACGGCACGGTGTTCGAGCAACTCATGGAGCAGTGTGGCGTGTTCGTCAACGGCAACAAGGAGTTCGGTTTCCGCGCTTCGACGCTGGAAGATGTGCTGGCGCCCAAGCAAGCCTCCGCGATCACTCGTGAAGGCGTGCCGGCCAGCCGCTTGCTGTTCCCCGCCGTCATGCTCGAAGTCATCGAGAACAAGTTGTCGGTCAACTACGACGTCAACCCCGCCGCCTTGAGCGCCATGATTGCCAAGGAAGATGCGATCAACGGTGACCGCTGGGAGCGCCCGGTGATCAACTACACCGCTGTGGAATCCGCTCGCGGCGGCCCGGTGGCTCAGTTGTCCATGCCCAATGCGATGATGACCATCACCGCCTCGGACAAATCCATGCGTATCCCCACCTGGGGCATCGGCCTGGAAATCTCCGAGCAGGCGCAGAAGTCGACCACCCTGGACCTCGTAGGTCTGGCCGTGGCCCGTCAAGCCCAAGTGGAAACCAACGAGCGCGCCAACGGCTACATCCTGAGCTTGCTCAACGGTGACTCTGACTACTCGATGGCTGCCTTGAGCACGTTCGCTGGCAAGGTGCAAACCTCCGCTTCGATCAACGGTGCTGCTCTGGGTGCAGGTGTCTTGAACCAGAAGACCTGGTTGACCTGGTTGAGCCAGCGCTCCAACAAGCGCATGATCACCCATGTGGTGACCGACCTGGCTGGCGCCATGATGATCGAGAACCGTACCGGCAAGCCTGTGATCACCACGGACAATCCGAACAGCCCTCGCATCGACACGTTGTTCACCGTGATGAACCCCAAGTGGCCCTCCAACGTTCAAATCTTCATCACGGACGACGCGAACTGGCCAGCCAACACCATCATGGGCATCGACGCTCGCTACGGTATTCACCGTGTGACCAGCTTGTCCGCCCAGTACAGCGCGATTGAGCAGTTCGCCATGAAGCGCAGCACCATGCTTCGCTTCGACAAGGGCGAGATGGTCTACCGCCTGTTCGATGAGGCCTTTGAAGTTCTGACCACCCTGGCTTAATTTCGATTGAAGAACTGGAAAGGGGCGGACTTTAATGCCGCCCCTTTCGTTTTGGAGAGACACCCATGAGTACACCCACCCCTGCAGACAAGAAGGTCGTGCCGGCCGCCCAAAAGGCGCCGGAGATGGCCTATGTTCGGGCGGTCAACGGCAAGATGCTGAACCTGTTCACCAATGTCTGGCTTACCGCTGATCCGAAAAAAGTAGAACTAGACGACTTCGTTCGCGGACAAGTGTCGGCAGGCAAGCTCGAAATCGTCCCCGCCTAAACCCCTTTTGCAGGAGCCTTCCACATGGCCTTGACAGCATACTGTGAACTCGATGAGGTGCGTGCAGCCCTTGGCGTCAACGACATCGAACTCCCGGACACAGTACTGAACCTCCCGGTTTATGAAATCGGGTTGGTGCGGGACCTGAACAGGGTCTCGTCGTCATTGCCTGTGGCTTTTTCCACGGTATCAGCCATCGCTGAGGAGACCCGGACGGACACTCAGCAGGCCCTGGCGGACGCCGTCCACCTGTTCAGCGTCTACGCCTGTGCGCGACAGGTCGGCGTCTCCCTGGGCGCCATGGCGCCGAAGGATGTGGGGGACGGCAAGGCGACCATCTCACGGTTTTCTGACTCGCCCTACAAAGATGTCCTCCAGAGGGTGGAGGCCATGTACACCGCGGCGCGTGGGGGTCTGGTGGAAAGCTTGAACCTGTACACCGGCTCGGGCACCACGGTGGCGTCAACCACGCCCTTCACGTTCGTCGGCAAGTCCTCAAGGGGTTACGACCCTGTGACGGGTGTGTGATGAAACTGGTCGACGCGGCCTCCTACTTTGACTTGACCCAGGCGACGGACCCCGACACCGGCGTCCTTCTCTTCAAGGGTCAGATCGACCCGTTCGACGACAGCAAGAGAGACGGAACCGCATCGTATCGGAGAATCCTGTCCGTGCGCCCGGGTACCACCATACCTGCGGGAAGGGTGGTCACCATGCTGGGCAAGACGTGGCTGGTCGGGACCATGGAGCCTGATGGGCTGCAGGAACTGCACCGACAGAAGTACGTGCTGCAGGAGGCCGCCAAGACCCTCAAGGTGAGCCGTTTGAGCGGGTTCCTGGCGGGCACTGTGGCCTCCACGTTACGCGCCAATGTTGCGTGGTACAAGGACGAGGATCAGGTGGAGGTTTCGTCGCAGATGCCTCAAATGTTCGACATCATGCTGCCGTCGGGCTCGGTGGTGCAAGACCAGGACGTCCTGTGGAACACCGGTGAGGCGTACCTTATGTTGTCGAAGTGGGACTCGGTGGCCGGGTACCTGGAGCTGGACTGCTTGAAACTTGACCAGGTCCTGCCGGCAACTGCCAGCCTGGTGGTTCGTACCTACGATCCCGTCACCGGAACCTACACCAACTCGGCAGCGACGAATGTCAATGCTTTGGCTGTGCGTTGGCAGAACCTGTTCAAGTACCTGTCCCAGGCGTCGGAAAAGAACAAACCCGGCGATGTGGCCATCGTGCTTCCGACAGGTACGGTGGCCAGCACCGGCACGGTCGTGACCCTATCGGGTTCCGTCTACCAGACACTGGCGGTGCTGGACATCGCCGGCGCCGTCGTGCTACACGCGAGGTTGGTGTAATGGGCCTGGTCAGTAACAGGTCACAGATTGATGCGGGTATTGACCTATGGGTGAAGCGCATCAACGCAATGGCGGTGCAGGAGTACCGAGACCTAGTGTGGGCCATTTTCTCCAGGATTTTGAACCAGACTCCTCAGTTTTCGGGAGAGGCTGTAGCCAACTGGAACATTGGTGTTGGGGCACCGGACTATAGCTTCCATAATGCGGGTGACGAGATTTCGGCGTACATGGGAGACGGTCGGAGGGATTTTGCGCACAGCAAGGGTAGCTCCGCCGGCCGCAAATGGATTGATGTAGCCAAGGCCCGGAACCGACCCAAGATGGCCCTCATTCAGCGCAACACCAAGGTGTACATCAACAACAGTGTGCGAGGCGATACGGACAACGGTCGATCGTCTGAGTATTACCTTGAATCGCTGCAGGACCCCACTTACTGGGCCAAAAAACTACGCCAGGTTAACCAGCCCTACGAGACAGCGCAGGAGTCCATCATGTTTTTGGTGGAGCAGAAGGGAAGGCTGCACGGCCAGGAATTCAACGCTGGAGGCGACAGCCTGGGACGCTACCTATGAATACCAAAGACTTCCGAGCAGCCGTATTCGGCGCCATCCAGACTTGGGGGGCCGCCAATTTTCCGACACTGCCCATCGTGTGGGAGAACGGTCCCGTGCCCGACGAGGACAAGATTGGTGCCATCTGGCTTGACGTCGAGATTCGCTGGTATGGCGGCAGACCCTTGGGCATCGGAAACGTGGTGAGCGGCCGGCATAGTGGAGCCATTTCACTGCAGGTTTACTCGCGCGAGGCGCGCGGGACCGGAGCGTCGGATGACGTGGTGGACAGCCTGGAGAGCTTGCTGAAGAACCAGCGCATGGGCACAGCCGCACTGAGCTTCCCCCAGCGCACAGTGCCGACAAATCTGCGTGGCTGGTACAAGACCGGGCTGCTCGTTCCCTTCACATTGGACCGCTAAGTACCGGGGGATTTACTTTTCAAAACCCGGCCCCTAGTCTGCTCGAAATTCTGGCAACTCACGGGGAAACAATATGACCTTTGCATCTGGCGCCTTTGGGCAACTTCGCTACATCACTGAGACGGTGATCGGCACTACCCCTGGCGCCGGCAATGGCGTCAATCTGCGCAATACCGGCCCGACGATGAAGGCGGCCGTGGCCACGACTACGTCCAAGGAGATTCGCTCCGACCGGCTTTCCTCGGGCCTGACTCGCACTGATCTGAACATCGACGGTGGCTTCAACTTCGAGTTGTCCGCCAAGGAGTACGACCCCTTTATCGAAGGTTTGCTGGGGACGGCCTACACCCACTACGGCACATCCGGTCTTGGCACTGTGTTTGGCTTGACGACCGCTGCAGGCTCCCTGACCGCCGCCGTCGCACCAACCACAACGTCCGCGTTCTCCAACCTGGTTGCAGGCTCCTGGTTCAAGGTTGTCCCGCCGGTGGGCGCCACGCAGGCGGTGAAGGACTACTTCGCGGATGCCTGGTTCAAGGTGGGCTCCACATCCTCAACGGTCATTACGCTTGACGCCTCTACCCCGGTCACAGGTAGCGGCCTGGGCATTACGGCAGCCGCAGGTTACGCGATCTCTCAGTCGACGGCGTCCAACGGCGCATCGCTGACGCGCGGGTTCACACTGGAGTACGCCCTGACGGACATCGGCAAGTTTCTGCCGTTCCAAGGCAACCAGGTCAACAGCATGACTCTTGACATCCAGGTGGGCAGCATCGTGACCGGAAGCTTTGACTTCATTGGCCGCACCCACACAGGTGGCATGGTTGCCGCAACCACTCTGCCGGGCTCTCCGGTGGCGTCTCAAGCGTTTGACGTGATGAACGCGGTGGCTGACGTCGGTGTGTTCATGGAGAACGGGGTGAACCTCCTGTCTGCGGGCAGCTTCATCAAGTCGGTCAAGCTCGGCATTTCCAACAACATGCGTGGTCAGAAGGCTGTGGGCGTGTTCGGAAACGCAGGCGTCGGAGCAGGTGAACTGGTTCTTGACGGCACGTTGGAGATTTTTGTGCAGGACGCAACCCACTACAACAAGTGGTTCGCGGGCACCAACACATCCCTGGCCATCGGTCTGGCTGACAGCGCAGGCAACGGCTACCTGATCGAACTGGACAAGGTTAGTTTCAAGGATGGTGGGTTTACACCTGGCGGACTGTCTGACGACAGCATGCTGAGCCTTCCATTCCAGGCCTTCTACAACTCGGCCACAAACCGAGGCGTTCGCATCACTCGTGGTGTGGTCGCGTAATGAATCCCCGGGCGGTTAGTAGCCGCCCTCGGAAAGCTAGCCCTTCGGGGCTTTTTATCATCCTCCAGAAGAAAAACAAAATGGATATTTTTAGCTCCTTTGCCACCGATGAAACCCTCGAAAACGAGGGCAAATGGTTCCCCCTGTCCAAGACCGCCAAGATCAAGGTCGCACGCGCGGGGAATCCCAAGTACCAAGCGCTTCTGCGCGCCAAAATGAAGGAAGCCCAACTGGAGTACTCCTCCGGCGACGAGGCTGATCAACTGGCTGAAGCAATCCTGATCGACGTGATGGCCCACACCATCCTGTTGGGCTGGGAAAGCTTGACATACCAGGGCAAGGATGCCCCGTTCTCCGTTGGCATGGCCGCCACCTTCTTGAAGGTCAAGGACTTCCGCAAGAAGGTCTCTGAGTTGTCGAGCAACTTCGAGTCCTACAAGCTGCAGGCGGACGCCGCGCAGGGAAACGGCTAAAGAAGTACTTGGCGTGGTGCCTCCGGTGGGGGGCACACGTCAAGGCTTTTGAAGCCCAAGCCAAGAAAACCGGGGTTGTCCCAAACCCCCTGAAGAGTAGGCCGCACCTCCTGAATAAGGACGCGGTCTATTACCACGCCTTCACCACACTGAGCCAGGCCAGGCCGTCCGCAGGTATGGGCGGCAGGTCCGCGATACCGGTTTCTGAGGTGCTTGCGTTCTGCCAATTGGTGGGGATTGCTTCCCGAGAAGAAAGGCTCAAGTATCTAGCCCTGATACAGGAACTCGATCAAATTTGTCTCGAACACTGGGCGGACGAAGCCGCTAAGACCAAGAAATGACGGACTCTCTACAAGTCGGACTGGACCCAAAACCCCTCGTTGAAGGGTTGGCGGTAGCTACGTCCGCACTTGCAGAGTTCAAGGCCGCCGTTGCCTCTTTGAACAACACCCCGACTGCGCAGTTGAAGCAGGAGATGCAAGGCTTGACCGGAGCCATGCAGACGTTGACATCCTCGTTGGAAGGTGTGTTCGGAAACGTAGCCAAGCAGGTCGAGTCGTCGATGAAGTCGGCGCAAACGGCAGCGAAGGCGGGCGCCAAGGGCATCAAGAAGGCTGTACAGGCCGAGCTGGACGAGGGGTCCCCGGTCGTCAATATCCGAGTGTCAGCAAAGTCAGTGAACCTCCCTGGAGGCCTGAAAGCGTCACTCAGCCAGAAAGGTGCGGAGGACCTTTCCGGTCTCGTGGAGATTCGCAAATCACTGAGTGAGATGGCGGGTGCCTCAGACACCGCAGGCGCGGCCTACAAAAACCTTACGAAAAATGCTCAGTTTGCCAAGAAGAGTCTGGAGGAACAGCTTGAGGTAGCCAAGCTAGTCAAGGAAGCTTCAAAAATTGATGGCATGACTGCCAAACAACTCACTGAGCAGTACGGAACGAAGGCGGTGTGGGCTTCAAGGAACATTGACAAGGTGTCGGCAAAGGCAGAGGCCCAAACCTTGGCGACGGAACAACTCACACAGCGTGCGGCTGATCTTCAGGCAGCCGAGCGGATGGAGCTTGAGGCTTTCAGAAGGGCTCAAAAGGCGAAGCAGTCTGAGGCAGCCGTGAGTCAGAAGGAACAACTCACACAGCGTGCGGCTGATCTTCAGGCAGCCGAGCGGATGGAGCTTGAGGCTTTCAGAAGGGCTCAAA